GCGTATTCTTCCAGTGGCACACCCAGTTTTTTGGCAATAGTTACCTGGCTTGGGGTGAGTCTAACCTTTTTGCGCCCAGTCTTACTTCCGCGAGATACACTGGCTACTGTCTGAGCGGCCTTCTTGCCAGTATCATCCTCGAATTTATGTGCAAACTCATTTTTAATGCGTTTGTCAAGCTCATCATAGTAGTCATCTGTCTGAGGGTCAAATCCCTCTTCTTCAACAAGTTTTTTATGGATACCAAATGCTGCGAAGGTCATTGTGTAATCTTCGCCAAACCATTCATTTTTAGTGGCCCATCTTTCAGCCTTCGGGTCAGCTTTCTGTGGTTGAGTGGGCGGCGCCCCGGCACCCGGGAACTGTTGGACATTATTTGATTGAGCCTGCTGCGCCTGAGCCGCATAAGCAGCCTTTTGTTGTTCCTGCTGTATCTTGGCCTGCTCATAACGATCAGCAGCTACCGCCAAATGCGTTAATTTACGTTGAGCATCAACCGTGGCCTGCGAATCACCGGTTTCCACAGCACGTTTAAGCTCTGCCTCGGCCTGAGTCTGTTCAGCCGAAATACGGCCCCCGTACTCGCTGAGATAACTCTGATCTAGCTGCTGTAGCTGTGAGGCGGCCTTATCAGCCTGAGCTTTGGCCCCTTGAGCAAATTGGACAGCTTCATCCCGTTCACGTTCCGTCTCTTTAACCCGTTTAGTGAGCTTATTTATCCTTTTCTGGACACCCTTACTATATTGCTCTTGCTCGGTTTCTTCAGCAACTTCGGGGGCAGCCTCTACTTGATCTTTGGTTTCTATCTCAACTGTTTCTTCAGTTTCAGATATATCCAAAGGAACCTGCCCCTTTTCAACTTCCTCTACAGCCGGTGTTTCTGCAGTAGCCATACTTACCCCTCTTCCTAGTTATGTAGGATATCCTCTGGATTTTTAATAGTAGCCAGAACTTCATCATCATTCAGAATTCTAACTTCTCCACCCTCAATCTTAAAACGTGATCCGGCGTATCTTGCAAAGATAACCCACTGTTTTTCTTGGCACCACGGGCCTTCCGGAAATTTCTCTTTGTCCGCATAGGCTAAGGGCCCCATTTTAAGGACATACCCTGCAACGGTCTGTATCTGAGTCTCATCCAGAGTCTTGTCCGAAAATAAAATACCGCTTTTAGTGGCTTTTGGGGGCCGATAAGGAAGAATAAGGATTCTCCAGCCTGTAGGAGAAGGCAGACGTTCTAAAATAGGTTTATCAATTAAGGAAGGGTCAAGTATTTTTTCACTGGCTTCTACATATAATGAGTCGAGAAGCTCTTTTTTTTCAGCACTTTCAGGCATCTAATTTTTCCTGTTTTTCCAGCATATCGGAAAGCTCCTGGCGCATCAGATTCAAGCCATTCAGCTCGCCCATAAGTTCGCGATACTGCTCCATGTTCTTTACGCCGTTATTCTCTAACACCTCTCTTATGAGAGTACGTCTTTCCCGAATCAGCGTAAAAACATACTGGACAACATCGACTTCATCCATATTCGCGATCTTACATCATCAAATACAGTCTTACTACCTCTTATAGCTCATATTTCATGCCATTCTTTGCCCTCGAAAAGCAGGGACTCCGCCTTACGGCGACGTACAAGACCCTGTAAGACTTTTCCTCCGGCCTTATTCCACCTTTTTATTTGCTCAGGTACGTCCTCAAAATCACTCTCCGCGCCTCCTTCTGAAAACCAATTAAGCCGCTTCAGCAACGTGGATGATTTCAGATTTGTGGGACCCAGGTTGTAGACCCAGGCAACTAAAGCATCAAATTGACATTGTTCCAGATCGCACTCAACCATGTCCCTGATATAGCCTTCATACTCATCAAGCTCTGAAGCAAGCATTTCCTCGGCTTCGTCTTGAGTAATTTCTTGGCCTTCCTCGACGCCTTTAGTATGCCCGTAACCGATCGTCCAAACGCCTACAGAATCTTGGTAAGCCTTTAACTCACAGCCCTCAAACTTTTTTATAAGATCCAGACCTTCTTGCGATATATTCATTACTCTATCCTAATAAAAAGTTCAGGGTGGTTCATTTGCGGGGACCACACTCTGAACATTATCCCCGTTTATCTGTCACCAGTTGATCCAAGGTATAGATTTGTAAAGGCTTTTCTTTACCCTTTACGTGAATAGCAGGCAAAGACTTTAACACATATTTGCATTTTTCTGCGGTAGTCTGACCTATCAAAATATCTACGCCCACCTCTTTGGTGGCGCTTTCATAGCGCGCTGCCTCATTGACCGCATTTCCGATAGCGCTGAAATCGAAGCGCGTATCTGAGCCCATGTTCCCTACAACAGCGGGGCCGGAATTAACTCCAACGCCAATAGCCACCTCCACAGGGAGTGTTTCATTAAGCTCTTTAATCCTTTGCTGTATTCTGACTGCCACCTCAATGGCCCTGTTTTCGTGCTCGTCCAAATCCAAGGGACAATTAAAGATCGCCATTGCCGCATCACCAATAAACTTATCTACCATCCCTCCTGCGCGTTGTATCTCTTCAACTTGCACGGTCAAAGTAGCGTTCATAATCTCTGTGACCTCTTGCGGCGATAGCCGCTCGCTCATTGAGGTAAATCCACGCAAATCAGTGAACAAGAACGTGCAAACCTTTGTTTCTCCACCCAATTTCAGCATTTCAGGATTATTTTGAAGCCGTTGAACCTGTCTCGGGTCCAAATAATGCTCAAATTGTCGCTTAATCTGCAGTTTCTGCTGATATTCAATAATCATTCGCTGCGCCACACCTGTCCCGCCCACAATGGCAGTAAAAAAGACCGGTAAAGCCGCATCCAGAAGCATTCCAAACCTTAAAAAGGCCCAAACAGAGGCCCCGACGGTCAAAATACCCATACTTCCCAGTCCAGCAGGAACCCACATGACCCTCAAAAATTGCGTCAGAGCTATTGCGAGGATACCTAAGCCGAGAATAAGGGCCATTTCCGCCGCCAAGGACCAGTCTGGACGTACCGGGGCTGTCCCGTTCAGTAGCGTTTCAAATAAAGTTGCCTGAATCTGATGGGGGTACATCAGCCCTCTTGGCGTAGGCACCAATGGTGTGACCGCTGCAGCGGTCACACCAACAAAGACTATGGTTTCTACCAATGGCTCCTGAGAGAACTCGACTGACCAATCTATCCACACCCTTCCCGCCGCATCGGTATTTATAGTTTCAAAACTGGGCACACGAACGGCCTGTATACCGTTATCCCCACCTCTTACCTGATAGGAAGGATCGCCTGCCAGTCCCCTTAAAACATCCAGCCCAAGAGCCGGATATAAAGATTCCCCGACCCTGACCACCATTGGAACCCGCCTTACCAGGCCATCTACCTCCGGAGCAGTGTTCACAATGCCGGTGCCTATCGCGCCCTCTTGAAGAACAGCTACATTCGGCAGGATTCCCGGGTAATTTATAGCATTCTCATGCACCGGACCTAATGTAGCGACACCAACAGACCAACCGTCTTGCCGATTAGTGTCGGCAGTAGCAACAGCGGATAAAAATGTCGGTATAGCTTCCATGCTTTCAGCAAACTCGACATCGCCACCGAACCGATCTTCTTCTGGAAACAATACCGAATATACGACTGCCGCAGCACCCGAATTGAAAAGATTCCTGTTCAGTTCTGCGAGTTGCTGACGAGGCCAAGGCCATTGACCCCCCCGTGCCAGCTCATTTTCATCAATGTTGTAGAGAGAAAGGGTCTGACTTTCAACAGATTCTTTTGAGGTCAGTAGCGCGTCAAAGTATTTGAGCCGGATAGTTTCAATAGGCCACGGGTCCCAGACCCGAAGAACTAGAACAACTGCCAGAGCTGAAAGCGTCCATTTCAATGAACGTCAAACTCCCAAAAAGCAAGAATCGCGCTCCACGGAATTATCATTGGCGTATTAGCCAAATGCTGTTCTTTTTCATATAAATCGGTAGCAAGAATAACGCATTCTTCCGTTTCCTCAATCAGGTATCCTACTGTAGAACGAACAATCGGCCTAAAAGTAGATAGGTCTGCTGTTGAAAAATCTTTTATTTCTATCCAGGAATCTTCCCAAAGAATCTCTGCAATAGAAAACCTCGGCGTATATTCTATTTTAGTCTTAGTCATATTGAGTGACTGTAACAGTTTGAATTTTGTTCCAATCAGTCCATCCATTTACCGTCATTCGTCAAATGATGGAATCTGTGTTTCACGATACTCACTAACAATTTGAGTAAAGTGTCTTCTGTATATGTTCCAGCTTTCGTTTTATATATCCACATTTTCATTAGTCCAATTGATTTACTGTGACTGTTTTATTACAACTTGCCGTGCAATTCAGCACTACTGTGTATGACTTCGCGCTGACTCCGCTCTGTGTTGCATTAACTGTGTAATTACCCTGTTCCACCCTGATGTTGCCAACGTGTGCGCCGTTCCCGCTCTGAGTCAGGTTAACAGTTGAGTTATCAGCAGGATTGTTACGGAATTCTATATCCCCGTCTTTGTTCCCGCTGCCTGACTGAGTGATGGTGGCGTCGTTATTATTACAGTTGTTACAGGACTTGATATACGCATTATGATCGCCGGTCCCTGATTGAGTAATGGTCCATGCGCTGTCATCTCCGAATGCGTACATCTTCGCATAGTGCTCGCCCCCGGTCTGTGA